ATCTTTGTTCATGTAATAATATTCAACTATAAATAAATATTAATATGGCTGTTGAAAAAGTTGTTATACCTGATGATGAAACTCAGGAGCAAAAACAAGAACGTCTTCGTAAAGAATTAGAAGAACGTAAAGCTAAGGAAGCTAAAGAAGCTCAAGAAGCTGAAGAACGACGTAAAGCTGAAGAGGAAGCTGCTCGTAAGAAAGCTGAAGAAGAAGGTGATAAGGATGGTTCTACTGGTAATGGCGAAGAAAAAACTGAACCGGAACAAGTAGAAATTGATGGTACTCTTTACACACTTGATGATAACGGAAACGCCGTAGATGATAACGGTGAAATTAAGTTTACAAAAGAACAGATTGATGCAATGTCTGATGAAGGTGCTAATGAATTAGACGGTGATTATATCGAAGCTATTTCAAAAGCCAGTGGCATTGTTATTAAAGATGAGAAAGGTGAACCTGTTAAGTTTGAACCTACGATTGAGGGTTTTGCTAAACGTGAAGCTGCTGTAAAAGCTCTTGGTGAACGAGAGGGTTTTGCAAAAGGTTTTAATGAGTTTTTAGCTAACAATCCTGATATTGCAGCTCTTGTTGAATATAAGAGTAAGTTCGGTACAATCGAAGGTTATTCGGCAAATGTAGATTATAGCAAAGTTGAAATCAAAGATGATGATAACTTACTTGCTGATTTAATCTATAAAGCTGAAATTCAAAAAGGTACTTCCCCGGAACGTGCCAAACGAATTGTTGAGTTTGCAAAAGCAAATAATACTCTTAAAGATGATGCAACTGAAAGTCTTAACTGGTTGCGTAAAACTCAAGAGAGTGAGATTAAAGCAATTCGTGAACGTGAGGCCAAAGAAATACAGGCTGAACTTGAAAAGGAAATTAAATACTTTGGTGTTTCTTATGAAGATGACGGTACTGTCAAAGTTCATAATGCACCGGGTAGTCTTTATGATTTAATTGTTGTTAAAGGTCAGATTGGAGAATACGCTCTTCCGAAAGAAGGTCTGAGAATTAAGACAACTGATGGTGAGAAACTTGTTTCTCGTCAAGAGTTATTTGATTATTTCTCTCGTCCTGTTCAAGAGATTAATGGAATGGTTTATAGTCAAGCACAGATTGATGAAATTAATCGTCTTTCTAATCCTGCTGAATTGGCTATGCGATTTATTATGAATCTTGACGGTGGAGTTGACCAACTGATTAAAGCTGAACTTGCTAAAAAAGAAGTTAAACGTCTTCGTTCATTAGCAAGTAAGACTGGTAAAAACAATGGTAATCCCAGAATTCAAAAGACTGCAAAGGATGATAAAATTGTTTTACCTATTAAATAAAGCAAATGTTCTTGCCTTATAATAATAACTTAACCAAAAATCTAATTTACAATGCGTGAAATTGGAACTGTAAAATTTGACTCGAATCAATATACAGATGCTAATATGCTTCTGAATTTTGATTTGATTGACCCTGTTAAACTTAATCGTAATCTTACTTATCTTTGGGGTAAGGATAGTGACAAGTATCCTCTTCTTACTCTTACTGAGGGTCAAGGTGCTGTTACAACAAAAGTTAAGCTGAATGGTGGTGATACTCAATATACTTGGGAAATTGCTCCTCGTCAGCGTGTTACTTCTCGTCTGAAAAAGCTGGTATCTGATAAAACTGCTATTCAGCCTTATGGAACTGTTGAGGTTGAAATGGAGGATAATTGGTTTATTTATCAGCACACGGCTATTGCTCCGTCTGGTATGCAATGGCGTATTCAGAATGAGGGTATTGCTACTTCGACTGGTGGATACGTTTATCGTTTTACCAATATGTCAGGTGCTCCTATCTCGGCTGATGCTGTTGCAAAAGACTTCATTAGTGGTGCTATTTGGGCATTAGGTGCTTCGACTATTCCGGGTAGCAAGTCTGACGGAAACCGCTCGAATAACCAGTCGTTCAGCAAGGCAACTAACCAGTATGGTTACTACCGTTTCTCGAAAGAGATTGCTGGTAACATGGGTAATAAGGTTGTTAATATTGCCTTTGATACTGCATCAGGTGGTGAGCGTAGTCTTTGGATGCCTTACGAAATGAAGATGTGGGAAATCATGCGACGCGAGATGCTCGAAGAGGACTTGTGGTTCTCGGAGTACAACCGCGATTCGAATGGTATTATCCACTTAAAAGATGAAAAGACTGGTGAGGCAATTCCTCGTGGTGCTGGTGTTCTTGATATTCTCAAGGCCGTTGGTAATTATGAAACGTATTCTGTTCTGACACTTAATCGTTTCGACCGTATCATTACTCGTATCTTTGACAATCGTATTGATTCTACCGTTGAGGAACTTGTTCTTTATTGCGGTAAAGGTTTTGCACGAATGTTCAATGATGCTATTTACTATGATGCTCGTCTTAAGAATTACTTTGTAACTCTTGGTGATAACGAGATTAAGAGCGATGGTGAAATGATGTCTTATGGTAAGTATTTTAACCGTTATAAGATGTTTAATGGTAAGATTCTTACTGTCAAGATTGTTGATATGTTTGACCACGGTATTCGTGCTCGTCGTGACCGTGAAGCCGGTAATATGTATCAAGGTCTGCCTATTACTTCTTATAGTGCTGTATTCCTTGACCATACTATGGGTTCGAATGGTGAACGTAATATTAAGTTTGTTTGTGAAGAGGGTCGTGAGTATAAAGTAGGTGTCTATAAAGGTATGGCTGAACTGCCTGCTTCGTGGGGACTTGCAAGTGGTACTCAACTGTCGGATACGAAAGATATTGCTTCTTATGAAGTTCTTGGTTCGCAGGGTATCAATATTGATAATCCTACTACTTCGTTCTGGCTTGATTTAGCTCTGAACTAAACACCCAATTTGAGTAGTAATAATCGAAAGGTTATTACTACTCATTAACATATAAAAGATTGAATAACTTAAAATGTTAAAAATATGATTAAAGTTAATCGTTCAGTTCGTATTGAATGGAGGAACAATCCTTCTTCTTTTGAACTTCGGAATAAAGATGCTTTCAAAACTGACTTTCTTCGTCTTGGTTCTGCTATTCGTCCTGTTAATGAATTGCTGAGCCGTAGTGAGGAAATGCGAGTTCTTCTTCCTACTGTTGTTGGTGTATCTCCTATTGATAGTTCTTGGCAAGAACGAATCACTACATACTTAAATGATTTCCTTCTTGAGATTCCTGTTCATGGCTTAGAGTTCGATACTTCTTACGTTTTAGATTTAGGTAATCCTGCTCTGAAAAGTAATATCGACGAACTTATCGGTAAACTTAAAAAAGCTGATAAGATTAAGAATGAAACTGGTTCGGAACTTGAATCTATTGTTCTGAAACGGATTAAGGAACTTGATGAAACGGAACTTTATAAGTATGTTACTTTTGTTAATATTCCCGATTATATTAGTTGGAGATATTGCCTTTTAAGTAGCAAAGTTGCTAATAAGGTTGAAGACATTAATAAGAGCGTCAATATTCAATTTTATCTTACTTCGGATAGTGAGCGTAAAGCACTCAAAGCTGCTCGGACGAAACTTCGCACTGATGCTCTCAAGAAATATACAGAACTTATTAATAATCCGAATAGCGCACTTATCGACAATGTTGTTGTATCGACAGGTAGCGTAGGCGATTATTCGGAATTTATGGCAATGACTGCCGATGATAAGCAATCTGTTCTTCTTGAACTTATTGACAGTGACCCACAGAAGTTTATTAGTATTGTTGATGATAAACATCTGGAAATGAAAGCTAAGATTACTATTTATCTTTGGATGAATATTATTCGACAACTTCCAAATAGTTCTATCATTGTCGATGCTTCTAATCCGGAAAATGTTATTGGTAATAATATTAATGATGCTATCTCGTATTTCTCGAATGATAACAACAAAGGTATTGTTGCCGAGTGGAACGCGAAGTATCGTAGTTTGAAAGGTTAGTCATGTATGAAACGGTAAAAGAGTTACACATCGAAATAGAGCAACGAATACAGCAGATAACATCTAATAGACATCGGAGTATTGCTCCTCAGTTTATTGATATGATGCTGAATCGAGCTGCCGTTAAATATATACAAACTAAATCAAATAGGAAAACTAATTATAAAGGCGAAGGTCTTGAAGATAGTAAAAAACGTGTAGATGATATTCAATCATTAAAACGTGAAACACCGTGGCTTAAACTTAAACGTGATAAGCAAGATGCGGATTATCCAAATAGAGCTTTCGTTATTCTTCCAGGTGATTATCTAAAACTTATTTCTTCTACTTCTCGATTAACTTATGGCAAAGCTCGACTTGTTGAGAATTTACATGAAGTTTATCCTGATGATGAAGTTAAGAATTTATATTATCATCTAATTGATTTGTCTAAAATCGCTTTAACTGGTGATGAATTTAATGGACAAATTATTGTTAATGGGAATGAGATTGATATTTCAGATATTCTTTCTCTTTATGATAGTGATTCAGATAAGATTGATTTGTATGAAATCGCAGGTTTGACTTGTGATAGATTACGTCAAGCTCTTTCTAATGAATATAATGTTTATTGGGAGAATCTGATTGGTCGTTATTATAAAGATTGTATTATTATTACTTCTAATGCAAAAGATGAAATTGCATTGAAAGTTAATGATATAGACATTCCTGTTATTACTTATAATACTACTTATGACGAGTTCGTAAATATAGGAAATAAGTTTTCTGAAAATGATTTAATTGCTACCGAAAATATTCGAGCTACTCTAAATAACTTCTATGGTAATAAAAACAGACATCTTAATCCAATAAGTGAGCTTGTTGATGATAGGCTGTTTGTTTATTACGGTGATGATTTTTGTGTTGATGCGGTTAAGATTTCATATATTAAGAAGCCACGTCTTTTTAATATTGATATTAACCAAATGTCAGATATGGAAGTTACACCTGATTTCATAGATAGTGTAGTTAGCGATATTCTTCTTGTTCTTAAAGATGACAGTTTTAGTGCTGTTAAACAACAATCAAATTTAGAATAGAAAATGAAAAGTGTAATTGTCGCAAATGATTTTCTGACAACACTTGCTAATAATGATGTTAGCAAGCTGACTCGCGGACAAGCTGTTCTTCTTAATTCGGCTGGTAAAGTCGTTGCAGCTGCTTCGGATGTCAAGGATGATGAGATGTTGCAGTTTGTTCTTGGTCTTGGTGATGGCAAGGTTAAACGCGGCGTTTGGATTAATCCTAAGTGGTCGAAGCAACATAAGGAAGAGTATCTTGCTCCTGCTGGTAAAACGTATAAGTTTACGAATCTCGTAGCTAATCGTGGTATTGGTTATCAAGGTTTCGATGCTGAGGTTATCATCTCGTGCAAGCCTATTAATTCTTTTGGTGGTTATCCTCTGGAAGTTTACAATGCTAGCGTAACTATCAACGGAATTGACGAAGCAAGTGCTGATATTATTGCTCGTCTGAAAGTTGAAGTTAAAAAGACTTTAACTAAGATTAATGCTCGTTTTGGTGCTAATAGCATTATGATTGATGATTTCACCGAAGCAAGTGTTACGTTCACTGGCGCCGCAGGTTTTGAGTATTATGTAACGTTTGATGGTATTCTTCGTGCTACGCTTGAAGAGGGTACTGAGAATCAAACTCCGGTTGGTACTTATGACCAAGTTGCTAAACTTGAGAAAGAAGCAGATGTTGCTGGTGTAGGTTATAATCCTAATTTCAAGGAATATGACCGTGTTTATGGTGATATTTTTACAGCTACCGAGGGTGTTATGTATGACACTTATGTAATTACTTCTCGTGCTGATTTCACACATCCCTTTAATTTACATACAGAGGGTTTGCAGGTTACTCAATTTATTGCTATTGACAATACTAAAACTTCTGCAATTACTGCACTTGAAGGGGTATTGGCACTCATTAAGTAAGAAATTGATTTGTTAAAAATGTAACCACAAGGATAACTCCTAATGCTATTAATTGTGGTGTTAGGAGTTATTCTCTTAATGATGCTAATGTTATGTGACAAATGGGCGTGCAACCTCTTGCCCCACCGGGGAGCGAGGCCGCAGGCCGAGCCATACAAGTTGCACCATTATTATTATTAATCGTCATATAACAATAAATACGATTAGTATTATGATAAAGAGAATATGGAATAAAATAATTACTTTTTTAAGTGGTTATTATTCAGAACATAAAGACGATATTATTATTGGTTTCGTCATTGCTACTGTCGTAGGTATTTTATTTAAGGCTACTGTTGCTACTTGGTTTATGAGTTTATGGATTACATTAGCTTATCAAATCATTACTTGTGGTATTCAAGCTGCAAGAAAAAAAGCAATAACTGGTCTTAAAATTCATCCTATTATTATTAACTTTGTAGTTGGAGTATTTATTTCGTTATTGTTCTTGGTATGGCAGTAATTAATCTTCGAAATGTTGTAGCGCTTGGTGTACTTGAAGATGGTGTATATCCGAGTGTTTATAATGGCCAAACCGGAGAATATATTGGTACAATAGATGGTGAAGGTGCTGGTGTTAAAACAGTTCCTACATTATATATGTACTATCGAAAGAACGGCCACCTATATTTATATAGGACAAAGGAGAGGATTGAAATAGACTTAACTAATGTAACTGCTTACGATAATAGTGCTCTATTTAAGCTAACTGAAAAATCTGATATTAGTTCTGCAAAGATTACCGAGTTTGAATCTCGAAATATTGATGTAGGACATTATGAATATAAAGTTCCGTGGGTTAAATCAACTCAACAATATCTTTATATACTTGTACCGATTGTTCGTTCTATACATACAATTACAGTACAAGGTATCATAAGTAATCAGATATTTACTCTTACTGGTATTTATGTTCATGAAGGTAAATCTTGGTGGATTTATCGGACGAATGTAAAGACCAATTTTGATTTTAATGATGCTGTTAATGAGATTCTTGATGTTCAAGTATATGTTCGTGAGCTTACAGCTGAGGACTTAAATCCTGTTGAACAACTTACAAAACTTTTATTTGAACATATTAATAATAAGTTTAATCCTCATGAGGTAACAAAAGAACAAGTTGGTCTTGGCAATGTTGATAACACTGCCGATATGGATAAACCTGTATCTCGACCTCAAAAAGAGTACATTGATGCTCTTGAAAATAGGGTTAAAGGTTGGTTCAAACAGTTGAATGTTTGGATTAACAATCATGTTACAGAAGTTAATAAAAAGTTTCAAGATGTTTGGGCTGCTATAAACAAGAAACTTGATAAAGAAGATTACGAGAATGACAAAGATAATTTCAATGCTCATATTCGTAATTATGATAATCCTCATAGAGTTACTGCCGCACAAGTTGGTTTACCAACAGCCGCAAGTGATATTGAGAAATTAAAACAAAAAGCTCAAGAACTTCAAGGTTTGCTTATTAATAAGCAAGATAAAACTTCTGAAGAACTTGTTACTGATAACAAACGTATTGTAGATGCTATTAATGAGATTTATGGTATTGTTGTAGAACATAATAATCATGTTCGTAGCAACAGTATTAATCAAATTGAAGTTACAAGCGAAATTCCTACTACGTTTGAAGATGGTACACTTTGGATTCGTATTCCTCGAAATGAAGAAGATTATATAACAATTAAGATTGAAGCTGTTCCGGTTGATTCTACTATACGAATGATTAATTCGGAAGGTAAAGAATCGGTAGGTGTTGGCAGTGCAAGTCTTGAATGTTTAATTCAAAGTCGTTTACATTATATTGTAGAAAAAGAGAATTACATTACAAAAGATGTTTATGTCGATGTAGGTGTTGAAGATACGACAATTAATGTTGTTCTTACACCTAAGACTAAAAAGACATTAACTGTAAATGCAACTCCTGATAATGCTTTAATTATATTTACTGATAAACCTTCTAATGTAGTTATTGCTCAAGGTACTGGTACTCTTACATATGAAACTTATGACCCGCGTGATATTTTAATTCAAGTTGGTGCAAGTGGATATGAAACTTATGAAGAGCGTATTACGTTGGATGAGAATATAATTCGTGATATTACTCTTACAGCTTTACCAGTTGAACAAGGTGCTGTAAGTCTTACGGTGGTCGATAGCGAAACAAAGGCCAAAATAGCCGCATACGTCTATGATAAGGACACGGGTGGTATATTAGGTCAAGTAACAAAAGATACGCCGCTACAACTCACCGGAGATGTCAATACGAGCCGAATTTTGAGGTTTGTTTCGTCGGGTTATATAGAGGTTGAACAACTGGTAACTTATGCAATTCCTACCGCAGAAGTTACTGTTGAAATGGATAAAGTTCCAGTTCAATCTGGTACTATCTATGCAACTGCTGTAAATACTGAATCTACTGCTTTAGACGGTGTTACGTTTGAGTATAAACTCAGTACTGAAAGCGATTGGAAACCTCTTAATAATGATGAATCGACTGCTGGCAAATCTGAGGCTGTTACAGCTCCAGTTGGAACAAGTGTTGATTTCCGAGCTTCTAAAACTGGTTATATAACTAACACTGGAACTGGTACGATTAATTCTACTGGTGAACATAGTGTTACTATTGTACTTGAAGAGTTACCGCCTGAACCCGAAGAGGTTTCTGTAACCATCAAGGCTTATGAAATTTATGATAGTAATAAACTTTATTTAGCTGCTGATATTAAAGAAATATCAAGTACTGGAACTACTGTTGGTACAACCAGACCTGATGAACCTTTGGTAATCACAAAGAATAAAGGTAATGTTACAACTTATTATGCTTTACCGTTATCTTCTGATTGGTATAATATTGGTAGTGAAGAAGTAGTATTTGATACTGATAAAACAGTTGAGATATTATGTCTTCGTAATAATAACGGCCTTATTAAAGTTCGTACACGGGATGCTTTAACTGGTTGTATGATTAATAATACTATTTATGATGAAACTGGTAAAAAGATAGGTAACTGTGGTTCATCAGAAAATGGTTATGTTAGTGAAGCTAATCCGATTGGTTTCGAACGTAATTATAAGACTTTAGGTGATACTCGTTATGAAGCTACTGAACCTGCATTGTTTATTGCAGCTAAACCTTCTGAAGCTGTTGTCAATTATATTGATTTACATCCGAAAGAAGGTCAAGATTATATAGCTCTTAAATTTGTAGATTCTGTTACTAAAGCTCCTATTACCACAGGTATTAGTTGTTGGTTTAGTTCTTCTGTTAAAACTATCGTTACTGATTATCAAGGTATAGCTCATATCAGTGGTACTTATGATTCAAAGGTTGTAATTTTGGTTAGACGTAATGGTTACGTTGAATACAATCAAAGTTATGATAATCTTGCAAATCATAGTGTTACAACTATTGAATTAGTACCTGAACCAGTATTTGAAAACGATGGTATTGATTATATGCAAATCGAAGGTGATGGTATTGAACATCCTATATTTAGGGTTGGTAATGTCGAATCTAATTAACGGTTTAATAATATGAAAGAATCAGTAATTCGCAAAGTATTTTGTGCCTTAAACTGGCCTCCGAAAACTGGTGCTTTTCAGAAGTTAATTACTTTTGTAGTTGAAGGTTTAGCCACTAAGGCTGAATCTTCAACTGTTCAAGAATTACAAACAAAAGTAGAAACTCTTGAAGGTACTATTAATACATTACAAGAAACTGTTACTACTTTAAGTGGTAAAGTAAATACATTAGAGAGTAATTATACTTCTTTGGAAAGTCGTGTAACTGCTCTTGAAACACCGCAAGGTTAATATTAATCTACAACTATGGCACAACTTAATCTTCTTGAACGAGCTACGGAAGCTGTCGTAATGCTTAATGGTAATCGTCGGCAGGTTCTTGATATGTGGCTTAATGGTAAAAAAGTTTGGCCAATAGATGAACCTGTTGTAGAATTAGCTGTTGATAAAACTCTTGTTATTCTAAATAAAGATAATAATTATCATGATACCATAACTGTTTTCGCAAGTGATACAGTTGAATGGGAATTTGGTAATTAGTTTGTTATTATAGTTAATCAACCAAAAAAAAAACAAATGGCAACTATTCCGAGTTATTTATCATGGGTTCCTAAAACTGGTACTGGAAATGCACAGATTAAGATTAATTCTGCGAATCCTTATACTGGTCGTACAGATAGAAGCACTGCAATTTCCGGTAAGATTGTCGGAAAGACTAACACAGTTAGAGTCATAGTTACTGAAAAGGCTGCTAACGAATTTATCACTCCCAATGGTTTAACTATTAATGTTGCTAAAGGTGGTGAAACAATTCATGTAACTGGTAAGTCTAACTCGAAACTTCTTACGTTTACATGGAAAACTAACTTCGGTATTGCAAATGTAACATCATTTAAGGTTAATAGTAGTACAACAGCTACATCTGGTACTGCTATTGCTGGTGACCCCGGTGCTACTGGAGAATATACTTATGATGTTACTGTTGTTGTACCGAAGAATGAAACTATCACAGCTCGTTCTGCAACTCTTGAAATCAAGGGTGAGGGTTCGACTGTTGTTAAAACTATTACTATTACTCAGGCTCTTGGTGACAGCTATCTGTATCTCAATTCGCAGGGTACAACTACTGCAACTGTTACTATTCCGCAGGGTGGTGGTGAGCAGACTCTGAAGGTTCTGTCGAATGACGAATGGACGTTCGAGCCTGCTGAATAAATTAATTAATCGTTTATGAGTGTTATCACTAATAAATGGAATGACGAGAGTGGAGATTCAATTAGTATTGAATCTCCCTCTTTTCAAGGAAATCAGACTGTTAAAATTTCATCACCTGTTCAAAAAGGTACTTCTAAGAGAAGTATGCAGTTTATTGGAAAGTGTAAAAAAGATTCCAGTAAACAAGTTATTCTTACTGTTGAACAAGAAGCATCTGTTTATACATATGATTTAATATTAAGTAGTGATAATACTGAAATTGCCGCAAAAGGTGGAACTGCAAATATTACAGCTGTACTTAAAACGTATCGTAATGGTAATTTAGTTAGTACAGATAATGTTACTCCAGTTCTATCAGGAAGTGCTACTGGATTTTCTATATCTGGTGTTACAGTTACTGCAAGCAATCGAACTACTATTGTAGGAACTGAACGGAGTATTAATGTAACTGGCAAGTTCTCTAATACATTCGATGGTCAAACTGTTTCTGCAAATATTGTTATTAAACAAGAAGCTAATTCTCAAACATTACGAGAAATAACTAATAGATATACAAGTTCTAATCCTTCAACTGGACAAAATACTGTTAAAGCTAACGGTGGTACGGTTTGGGTTTATACTTTTGCTATATATGATTATACCAGCGGAGATAGTTCTGAAACTAATGTTAGTGATGAATGTACCTTTGGTAATGTTACTTTTGGTACATGGGATTCTGCAAAACATACATGGACTTGTCCTTCTGCTGGAACAACTGTTTATTCAGAATATAGAGGTGCTTCTATTAAAGTAACTTGGGGTTCTAAAAAGACAACATATTATTTATATCAAGAAAAGAATCTTGAAAGTGTTAAGTCTATATCTGGTGGAATTTATACTTACGGTAATATTGTAGCTGGTACTATTTCAAATAAAACTATTCCTGCATCTGGAGGTTCTGCTACTGCAACTGCCGGAAATGGTAGTCAAACTTGGAATAAATCTGCTACAATTACTACTTACGAATATACATCTGGTGCTACAAAAGATGTTACTACTGAAGCTGCTTCAAGTGGAACTGCTAATGTTGTTCCGAATGTATCTTCCATTACTGCTACTGCTTCTTCGAAGGGTACAACTGTTTCAGCTCAAACTACTGTTAAAAGTCAAGCTGTTACTTGGTCGGCTAATGGTAAATCTGCAAGTGGAACAATATATATTTATCAAGCAGCTAACAAAATTGAATCTTATAATTACGGTAGTTGGAATATTGCTATTTCGGCAAATCCTACAACTATTGCTGCATCAGGTGGAACTTCTACTATTACAGCAAGTTGTACGAGAACTAAAATTCCTGTTTATACATCTGGTTCTATTGGAACAGCTATTACTGAATCTGCAACTCCTACGTTAGCTTTAACAACTAATCCGGGAGGTTTTACATTAAGTGGTAATAAATTAACAGCAGCTAATAATCCTATTGGAGCAAAAACTGCTACTGTAACTGCAAGTTATTCTGGTGCTACTTCTAAGTCAGTTAGTGTTACACAAGCAGCTGGCCCGGATGGTATTGGGTATATGCAGATACAAGGTGATGGTGTTGACCACTATATTTTCCAAGTTGGTCGTACACCAAATACTCGTTCTAATGATGTTCAAACTTTATCAGAAGAACCTGCTGAAGTTGCAACAGAAACTAAATCTGAAAGTTTGTTTGCTAAAATTAAACGTATTGTTACTAATCTTAATTAATTAAAAGTTATGGCTTTATCTAAATCTGCTTTAAAAGCAAAATTTGTCACTGGTGCTATACCAACTCAAACTGATTTTGCCAACCTTATTGATGGTATGTTGAGTATGCCATTGGGGGGACTGGTGATACAACAATAGGTTTCGGAAATGGAGATAGTACCGATAGACTATATGTTAAATCTCTTAGATATATTTATAATTATAATTGTAGTTATTTTTTAATTGGTGCTTGGGATGATTAAATTGGAGGTAATTATCTTGTAGCAGTTATTTGTTTTCAAGATAATGCTGTTAGCGGTGCCAATTTTAATATAACTTATCATTTATTAGATAAAACAGATAGAGCGCGTTTTGAATCTGAAGTTGGCGATATTAATACTGCTGATGAAATAGATTTAATTAATAATATTGAAGGTTCTGGTTGGACGTGGTTTAATATCACACAACCTACTAATAATAATCCGTCACCTCGAACCATTCAATCAACCAATATAACATATCGTATTTATCCTGTATTGCAAAATAGTGTATGGTATGTTGGTTATGCTTTCGCAATGGATGTTGATATGGGTGGTTCCAATGATTTATATGTTTATCGTTGTACTGGTAATTCTCAAACTAAATGGACTGCTATTGACAGTGTTATCACAAATGATTTAGAAAACCCTGGTAAATTTAGTAAAAAACTATTATATTAAAATCTGACTGTTATTAGTAATAATAGTTAGATTTTAACTAATATATGTCAAACTTTAACTATTATTACTATGACTATTGCACAAATTGAAGCCTTGTTTCAAACTGGGAAAATTCCTACACAAGCTGATTTTAAAAATTTGATAAGTAAAATTCCGAATAATGATTTAACATGGGGGGACAGTACATTAAGACTATATAATCCGAGTGCTCCTCATGTTTGGGGTTATAGATTTGTAACTATTGATGATAATTATACATATATCTTTTTAGGTGTTTTTGATGCATCTAATGGTACAATTATTCCTTATATTATTCTGAGATGTAATCAAGGAAGACCTCTTGAAGAAACTGGTATTATTCCAGTTGATTATACTATTCTTGATGGTTCTAAAATGTATGAATGGTATAGTGCAGCTGGTAATAAAGATATGCATGAGATTGATGATACCACTTGT